AGTCTTTACTTCTTTTTCTAAGTTGAGCAATAGCAGATTCTTTTAATGCTTTTTCTTTTTTTAATCTTTGTAAATCTTTTTCTAAATTCATTATGCAAATGTTTTTACGTTAGTTGGTTTACCACCTGGATTACCTGCTGCTCTTTTTCGTTTGACAGCACTCGCCTTTTGCCCTTTTGACATCCGTGTGGCTTTTGCAAGTGGGACGCATTTCGGATATTTTCTCTTTGATCCTTTGCTTCTCCCGCATGGTTGATACTTCCCGTTTTTCTTCGGTGCTCCAATGTCTACCCATTTCTCGGCTACCCATTTTCTTAATCCACTTCCTTCTGCAAAATTTTTACGCACAACTCATTCTCTTTCGTCTAGCTAAACCACCTACACGAAAATTTTGTTTCATTAAACCACCAGAAGCTTTTTTATCTTTTTTACCACCAGGTGTAATTTTTCCAGAACAAACTCCTGAAGCATACATGTTGGCATATGCGGAAGGATATACTTTAAATTTTCTTTTAGCGGCTGCTTTGCCTTTTGCACAAAGTTTAGCCATTATGCTTTCGCCGTTTGTTTTGCTCTTGCAAAGTTTGCTGCAGTAGGTGCACCTTTAGCTCCAGCTTTTTTCATTTTTTCACCTGAACCAGCCTTGATTCTAGCTTTTTTGGCTGCGATGTTTGCATAAAGACCGGGTCCACCACCATTACGATAGTTTGCTCTTTTACTTCTACCTTTAATTTCTTTTCCTGGCATTATGCTTTACCTTTAGTTTTTGGAATTACACCTTTAGCCATTAAAATATCTTTTTGTGTAATTTTACCATCACCAGAATGATCTGGAAATTTACTTTTCTTTTTAATTTTTTTCTTAATAGCTTTACTAGCTTTTGGATTTGAAGAACCTGCTTTGTACATTACTCTGCTTGACATTCCGCCACCCATCATTTTTTTTCTCATTATTTTTTTCCTCCTTTAAATATTTGTGTACCCTTTATACCATAGATGCTCGCCACGACAAGAATCCATAAATTTGTGAACCATTTTGGAAGCTCTGAAAACATCTCAAAAAACAATTTTACCTTGTCCATAGCTGTAGGATCGTCCGATATGACTGCCCAGGCCAAAATTGCTATGGGCAAACTTAAAATTATTAAAACGGCCTCGTCTTTCCAGTCTGATTGACGTGCTTCTAATAATTTGCCTTGGTAAGCTTCTTTTCCTTCGGCCATACGAGACGCATGCATTAATTGTGCGTCTGACATTGCCATTTTAGTCTTCTGCTTGTTAGCATAAATTTTACTACCAGCAGAGACGGCTAATTTAATTGCCGAAAACCACATATTAGTACCAAGTAGCTATTTTTTTCTTTTCAGATAACATTCTTTTAGTTCCTCTAACTTTTTCTTTGTCTCCTGTAGGAAGATAGTTGAAAGAACCATCAGCAGTAGTTTTAGATCTAGGATCTATCTCTACATTTTGCTTTGGAATGCTAACATCTTTTGATTTTTTGTAGTTTATCATATTTTTTACCTTTATTAATTTATATTAGTATTATTTTTTTTTGCAAGACTTACTCCAGCTCTTAATTCAGCTAAATCTTGGTTTTGTTCTAGCTTATCATCAAAAATATCTCTTGCTTGAACTAATTTAGCTCTATCAAGATCAGCTTTTGCTTCATCAGCTTCTTTTTTACGTTCATTTTCCATTGCTCTTAGGTCAACTTCTCTAGATTTTAGTTTTAGAAGTGGGTCAGAGTCAAATTGAGACGTAATTTCTTTTTCTTCTTTAGCAAAATCACCTGTTAACTCTGCAATTAGAACTGCTTTTCTTGCTTCTATCTGTTCTGATAACTGTTGAAGCTGTTGTTTAGCTTGTGGGTCTTGTTGAGCTTGTACTTGAAGCATTTGCATTTGTTGTAACGGCTCTGCAAACTCTAATTCTACCTGCTCTTGTGCCATTAAACTAATATGTTCAAGAATATTTTTTTGAATTGATGCCATAATCTGTGGATTATTTCTAACCATGTTAGTTGACATAAAAGTTAAGTGAGATGTTATGTGAGCAGTGTGGTCTTGACCACGAAAAGCTTGAAAAGGTTTTCCACCTAACGCATTTATGTGTTCTAGACTTGGATCTATTGGTTGAACTGGTGCAGGGGGAGGTAATATTTGATCAATATTTTTAATACCTAATGCTTCATACATTTTTCTATAAGCTGCGTATAAATTATGCAATTGCGGTTGTGATGTTGCAAGTTGTAACTCTGTTTGAGCCATAGAAATTCTTTGAGCCATAGAAAATATATTGGGATCTGCAACAGGTAAAATATCTACTCTATCATCAAAATCCATTTGTTTAATTTCTCTTCTACCACCTACTACATCAAAAGGATAAACAGGAGGTAAGTATGTTTTAAATACTTTAGACAACAATCTAAATTCTTGTTTCATACCCGAGTATAATCTTTTGTGAATAGCAGACATAACACGTGAACCACGTTCAAGAAGTGCAACTGTTGTTCCAACTGCAGCGCCTTGGTTACCATCACCTACTTGCATATCAGCAATAGCTGCAAATCTTTGACCAGCTTGTACAACAATTCCCATTAATTGTAATAATGTTCCTGATGGTTCTTTATAAGGAAGAGTCATAAAGGCATCTCTTAAATTACCGCCTGGTGCATCTACATCTCTAAACTCACCTGGTTGTAATGGTGCTGCTTCATCTCTAACTCTTATTCCACGTTGTTTAAATCCTGCTGGTAGGTTTGATAATGTACCCGCATCTAATAACTGTCTCAAAGCTGCGGTTGCTGTTCTAGACAGTCCACCAATCATGTGAATTAAACCGAAACCATAAAAGCCTAAACCTGGTAAAAATTTAAAATGTACAAAGTATTGTATTTTATTTTTCTTTGCATCTGTAGGTTCAAAATTTCTTCTAATAGATAGAACTTGTCTAGATGATTCATCAATAGTTACAATGTAAGGTAATTTAATTCCTGTATCATTTAACTCATCATCTTTATCTTCAAAACCTTCTAAATCTAAATTAACATGACACTCTAACAAAGTATAAATATTTTCTTGTTTGCCTGTTTTTTTAGTTCCTTCTAATTCTCTCTCTTTATTTTCTATTTCATCTTTTGAAATACTTTGTGGTTTTTGTAATTCAATGTCACTATAAAAACCAGCTACTTGTTGCTTACGTAAATCATTTTCTGATATTTTAATTGTTTGAATAATCGCTTCCGCATCCTCTAATGAGGTAGCAGAATACGGAACGACTAAATCATCTGCTGGAACAAACTTTGAAACAGCTCGTCCTAGTAAATCGTCATAATAAACTTTTTTAAATGTAGAACCTGCAAGTGGTAAATGAAATAACATTTGATCAAACTCTGGTTCATACTCATTCATTTTTTCCATTAACTCATAGTTCATGTAATCTTTAACACGTTGTGCTTGAGCTTCTTTGTTTTGATCTGGGTTACCTACTACTTGAGTTCTAACAGGACCTTCGGCAGGTAGTAATTCTTTATAAGCTCCGGCTTGAAATTGTGTAACAGCTTCAGCAAGCACTGGGTGAGTTGCACCACTAGCTCCTTGAAAAGGTTCTGATCTGTTTTCATATTTAAAACCAAGTAGTTCTAAACCTGTTGTGTAAGATTGTTCCCAATCTTTTCTTGAAGATTTATAATCCATATAGTTTTCAACTAACTCACTTCCTATTGGATCTAAAATATCTTCAGGTAATAATTCAGCTAAGTTATCAAAATGTCCTTGTTGACCTTCTATGTTTACTTTGCTTGGATCAAAATTAATTTCTACACTACCATCTTCTTGAGGGTTAACCTCAACAGGTTCTTCGGAAGCTTCTACTTCCTTCTGTTCTGCAATTTCTATTTCTTCTTCGGGATCAACCGTTATTGATGTCTTTACGTTTGGTAAAGACTTGTCTATGTCTGCCATTTATTTTCTCCTGTGTATTTGACACTTTAACTTGTTTTAAAGGAACATTCAACCCCTGTGGATTAGGCCCTCTTTTAGGTGGTATTGTTGTAGTTAATTTTTTCATTTTTTAAGCGTTAAAGAATCAGCATC